GGGCAGGTGACGGTCGCACTCGTCCACAAGGGCCTCGGCACCGGCCCCGGGAACATCGTCTACGCCCACCCGACGTACCCGTTCAGGCTGCGGCTGGAGAACATCGGGGGTGAGCCCGCATGACCAACGTCATCGCAGGCCAGAGCGTCAGCCTCCTCGGCCAGTTCTACGACTTCGTAGGCGGCCAGCTCACCGACCTCGACGCCACCCCCACCATCGCCGTCACCTCGATCGCCACCGGATCCACGGCACTCGCCGCCACCACCAGCGGCGTCACCCACCCCGCGACCGGTTCCTACGGCTACGCCTGGACACCGTCCTCGTCACTCACCCCGGGCGCCTACCTCGCGACCTGGTCGGGCCTCGCCTCCGGCAGCCCGGTCACGGCGACCGAGACCATCACCGTGTCCGCGCCCGCCTCCGCCGAGCAGACCAACACCAGCCCCGAGGGCATCTGGTACGCCACGCGCGAAGAGGTCAAGACGGAGCTCGACGTGAAGGAGACGGCCCGCGCCAACACGCGCGTGGACCGGGCCATCGAGGACGCCTCCCGCGCGATCGAAGACCTCTGCCACCGTCGCTTCTACCCGGTACAGGGCACCCGCTACTTCGACTGGCCCAACCCCCAGTCCGGTACGTCCTACCGGCTGTGGCTCAACGACCAGGAACTCATCACCGTCGCAAGCGTCGCCTCCGGCGGGGTCACGCTCGCCGACGGCGAGTACCTGCTGGAGCCGGTCGACTACGGGCCCCCGTACAACCGCGTCGAGATCGGCCTCGGCTCGGACGCGTCCTTCGGCGGCGGCGACACCCACCAGCGCGATATTCAGATCGCCGGCCTGTGGGGCTACCGCCTCACCGAGACCAGCGTCGGGGCGCTCGCGGAGATCCTCGACGACTCCGAGACCGCCATCGACGTCAACGGCGCCACCTCGGCGGTCGTCGGGGTGGGTTCGATCCTGCGGGTTGACTCCGAGCGGATGCTCATCAAGGAGCGCACCCAGCTGGCCACCGGGCAGACCCTCGGCGGGAGCGGCCTGACCAACGTCAACAACTCCGTCACCGTCGCCGTCCAGTCCGGCGCCGTGTTCGCGGTCGGCGAGGTGATCCTCGTTGACGCGGAGAAGATGCGCATCGACGAGATCGCCGCGAACAACCTGATCGTCACCCGCGCTTGGGACGGGACGACGATCGCCGCGCACACCGTCGGCGCCACGATCTACGCACCCCGCACGCTGACCGTCACCCGGGGGGCGCTCGGCACCACAGCAGCCGCGCACGCCACCAACAGCACGGTGTACCGCTTCGACCCGCCCGGCCCGATCCGGCAGCTCGTCATCGCCGAGGCCCTCACGTCGCTGCTGCAGGGCCGCTCGGGGTACGCGCGGACGGCCGGCACGGGCGAAGGCGAGCGGGAGACGTCCGGCAAGGGCCTCGCGGATCTACGGGACCGCGTGTACACCTCGCACGGCCGTAAGGGGCGGGTGAGGTCGGTATGAGACTCGACGTGTCCACCAGCAGCCGCGGCCCCATGTTCGACGGGCGGGCCCGGTCCGCGGCGAACGCCTACGTCGACGAGCTGGAGCACCGGCTCGCCGAGGACGGCCTGAACATTCTCCGCGAGCAGATGCACCGCGTGTTCCGCAACCCGACGGGCTACTACGAGTCCCGGTGCGAGGTCATCAACCGGAACACGATCTGGGACAACCGTGTGATCTACGGGGCGTGGCTGGCGGGGGTCGGATCCCGGAACTACCCGGTGACGAAGTTCAAGGGCTACGACCACTGGACGGTCACCCGGCGCCTGCTGAACGAGCGCAAGCGCGGCATCGGCGAACGCCTCCTGCGCCGCTACACGGGCCGGATGTGAGGCGCCATGACCGACCTTGACCTCATCTCCTACCGCGCGGCCGTCATGAGCCACGCCCAAGCACTGGGCTCGTTCGGGCAGGTACTCGATCACGAGCCTGTGTCGGCGCCCGGGTCGGGGCTGACGTATGCCGTGTGGGTGGCCGACGTGGTCACGCTCCCGGCCCGGTCCGGACTGGCCACGGCCTCGGCCCGACTGGAGCTGAACGGGCGCGTGTTCATGCCCGCCGACACCCAGCCCGAAGGCGACGTCGACCTCGCGGTGACCGGCGCCGTGAGCAGCCTCTTCAACGCCTACTGCGGCGACTTCGAACTCGGCGGCACCGTCGCGAACATCGACCTTCTCGGCGCGCACGGCGAGCGGCTGCGCGCCAAGTTCGGCTACACGCGCCTCGACTCGACGACGTACCGGGTGGCCACGCTCACCATCCCCCTGATCTTGAACGACGTCTGGAACGAGGTGGCATAGGTGGCTAAGTCCAGTGGCCTGGCGCAGAACTTCTACTTGGGGGGCTACAACCTCTCCGGTGATACCGGCGCCGCGAACGAGATGGGCGGCGGTGTCGCCGGGACACAGGATGTGACCGGCATCGACAAGTCGGCCTTCGAGCGGCTCGGCCTGCTCCGCGACGGCCGCCTGTCGTGGACGAGCTTCTTCAACACGGAGAAGGCCACCGACATCCCCGGCACCACCACCGACCACTCGCACGCGGTGCTGTCGACGCGGCCCACCACGGACCGGCACGTGATGTGGGTGACCGCGGCGAGCATCGGAGCGCCGGCGGCGTGCATGGTCGCGAAGCAGATCGACTACAACCCGACGAGGGCGCAGGACGGGTCGATGACGATCAGCGTGTCCTCGCAGGCCAACGCGTTCGGCCTGGAGTGGTGCGACATGTTGACGGCCGGGATCCGCACGGACACCACGGGCACGAACGGGTCGTCGCGTGATTTCGGGGTCGGGTCGACGGCGTTCGGGTTGCAGGCCTACCTGCACGTGTTCGCGCTCACCGGCACCAGCGTGACGGTGAAGCTGCAGGAGTCCTCCGACAACGGCGCCGGGGATGCGTGGGCCGACGTCACCGGCGGGGCGTTCACGGCGGCTACGGGGATCACGGCGGAGCGGATCCAGACGTCGCGGACGCAGACGGTGGAGCGCTACCTCCGCGTCGTCACCACCGGGACTTTCACCAACGCGCAGTTCGCGGTGGCCGTGGCCCGTAACGACGTCTCGACGGTCTTCTAAGGAGGCGTGATGGGTGAACCGAACAGGCTCCCGCCGCAGGGTCCGCGTGAGGCGTACCAGACGTTCACGGTGCGCTCGCGCCCGGACCGGCAGCTGAAGTCCGCGTGCGAACGCGCCGGGTGTGTGGCGTGGCGGTACGGCTGGGAGTCCGTCATCGACGAGTCCACCGACCTGGGCAAGCAGCAGGCGGCGTACATCCGGCAGACCGCGGGCCGCACCTTCAAGGAGCAGAGCACGGCGGCCGGTTTGACGGTGTTCCGGTTCGAGAGCGGCCAGCGCTGTTTCGCCGAGCACCAGTCCCGGCCGGAGCTGTACCTCGTCCGGGACGGGGACTTCCGGGGGAACCCGACCGGGCGGCGTCGGGTGCATACGCGGCCGGCGGACTGGGTGGAGCACATGCAGGAAGAGTTCGGCCGGTTCGACGAGGACCGCCGCCGGGGCTAGCCCCGAAACGAACAGAAGGGTGTGAATCATGGCAAAGCAGAACGGCCTCGGCTGGACGACATTCTCCGTGGACGACTCGGCGGGCACCGCCCGGGACCTCCGCAACGACACCACCAACCTCGACTGGACCATGCCGCGCGGCGTCCAGGACATCACCGGCATCGACAAGTCCGCGATCGAGCGGCTCCTGCTCCTGGCGGACTTCTCCGGCACCTTCAACGGCGTGTTCAACCCGACCGCGACGACGTCCTCCCACGCCGTCCTGAAGACCGTGTCGTCGACGTCGAGCAACCGCACGGTGTCCATCGCGATCGCAGCGCAGACCCTGGCCAACGAGTGCATCATCACCGACTACGGCCTGACCCGGGCACAGTCCGGCGAGTTCACGTGGTCGGCACCCTTTTCCCTCTCCGACGGCACCGTTCCCACCTGGGCGTGACCGGACCAATCCACCCTGCCCACATCGAGGAGCGTTCCATGGGATACGAAGCAGCACCCGCGACCGTGCCGGTCCGGTTCAAGCCCGACCACAAGTACCACGGCGCCGAAGCCGAAGTCCGCGGCATGTCCATCGCCGAATACCTCCGCGCCACCGGCATGGACGGCGGAGACGGCGAAGGCGTCGGCCAGACCCTCGGCCGCTTCTTCGAGTCGCTCGTCTCATGGAACCTCACCTACAACGGGCAGCCCCTCCCACCCACCGCGGAGTCCATGCAGTGGGCCGACCAGGCCCTCGTCCGCGCCATGAACAACCAGTGGATCGAGTCCCTCATGGGGGTTGCCGACAGCGACCCTTTGCCCGAGAGCTCCAGCTCTGGAGAGACCTCCCCGGCGCCCGCAATTCCGATGGCTCCCTTGTCCGAGAGCCAGGCGAGCTGACCTACGCCCGCCAGCTCCTCGGCCTGCTCAAACGGTTCCCCGGCTACACCCTCACCACCCTGCTGCAGGAGGACGTGCGCCTGCTCAGGCTGCTCAGCATCGAAGCCCTCGGCACACCCGACGACGTCACGGAAGGAGATGAACTGTGGCCGGAGACGACGTAACGATCACTATCCGGGCCGACAACGGCGACGTCATCCGTGCCTTCCGTGACACCCAGGGCCGGCTCCGGACCATGTCCGGGCAGTTCGTGTCCGAGGGCAACGCCATGTCCGGGGCCATGAACCGGGTGTCCGCATCCCTCGGCGGCGTCACCGGCTCCCTCATACCCCTCGCCGCTGCAGCCGCCCCCCTCGCTGCGGCGCTGGCACCGGTCGCAGTGAAAGCGTCCGCCGCCGGCGTGGCCGTGGCCGCGTTCGGTGCGGCCGTCGCCGGTCAGGCCTTGCACCTGTCGGAGGCGTCGAAGGCGCAGGACAAGTACAACGAGTCCGTCGCTCAGTACGGGGTCGGCTCGAAGCAGGCGGCGATGGCGGCCGCCGCCGTAACCACCACGTTCGCGTCGATGCCCGCCGCGACCGCTCGCGCGGCCGTCGGCCTGCAGACACTGAAGGACGACTTCTCGGCGTGGTCGGACGAGATGGCCGGCTTCACGATGGTGCCGATCGAGAAGAGCTTCACGGTCCTCGACGCGATGATCCCGCGGCTGACGGACATGACGAAGGGCGCCTCGTCCCAGTTGAACCGGCTGGTGACGGTGGCGGGCGGGGCGGTGGCCTCGCCCGGTTTTGACGCGCTCGCGGACCGCATGTCGTCGTTCGCGAACGAGTCGCTGAAGGACGCCGTCGACGGGTCAATCCACTTCATGCGGGCCCTGTCGGAGGGGGATGCGGGCGGCCCCGTCCAGGCGTTCATGGAGTACGCGCATTCCAACGGGCCTGCACTGCGGGAGACCCTGTCGAACATCTCCGACGCGGTGACCACGCTGGTGCAGGCGGCGGCTGCGGCCGGGCCGGGGATGCTGACGCTGGTGAACGCGGCGGCCGGGCTGGTGGCCAGCCTTCCGCCGGAAGCGGTCGCGACGGTGATGAAGCTGGCCGTCGCGCTGAAGCTGGTCTCGCTCGCCAGTGCCGGGGTGATGGCCGCGTCGGGTGGGCTGGCGGCGTTCGGTGCGCAGCTGACGGCGATGCGGGCGGCGTCGACGGCGGCGGGCGGCGGGATGGCCGGTCTGGCGGCCGGGTTCGGGGCGTTGTCGCGGGCGGCGAAGGTCACGCTGATCGCGTCGGGGATCGGGATCCTGGTGGTGGCGCTGTCGGAGCTGTCGAACATGGGGAAGAAGGCACCCCCGGACGTCGACAAGATCACCACCTCGCTGCGGACCCTCGCCACGACCGGCAAGGTGTCCGGGGAGGCGGCCCGCAGCTTCGGCAAGGATCTGTCCGGGTTCGCCGACAGCCTTCAGAAGGTCACCGACCCCAAGGGATTCGACCAGGTCCAGCAGTCCATCGTCTCCTTCTTCGGCACCGACAGCACGCCGGTGAAGGATGCGAAGGAGAACATTGACGCGGTCGATCAGGCTCTCGCGAACCTGGTGAAGAACGGGCAGGCGGACCTCGCCGCCGAGGCGCTGGCCACCCTCTCCAAGAGGATGAAGGACCAGGGCTTCTCGGCCGATGAAGTCAGCGGCCAGATGGACGACTACAAGTCCGCTTTGGCGGACGCGAAGTTCGAGCAGGAGCTCGCCGTCCAGTCGATGGGCATCTTCGGCGCGGCGGCGCAGAACACGTCGGCGCAGCTGGAGGCGCAGCAGGGTGCGGCGGACGGGCTGCGCGCCAGCATTATGGCCCTCAACGACGTCAACCGGTCGGCTCATGATGCTCAGACCCAGTTCGGGGAGGCGCTGGACAACCTCACCGCATCGTTCGAGGAGCACGGCGCAACCCTCAGCGCGGACACTGAGGCGGGCCGGGCGAACCGTGATGCGATGTCGGCGGCGGCCGCGGCGCAGGACGAGCTGATCGCGTCGGGTCTCGCGGCGGGCGAGAGCCTGGGGTCGATGACTAAGAAGTCGTCGGAGCTGCGCGAGTCGATGATGGCGCTCGCCGTGGACGCCTTCGACGGGAACAAGACCAAAGCCACCGAGTACGTCAACACCCTCCTCGGGATGCCCGGCGAGATCAAAACGCTGGTCAAGCTGGAACGCGAGGAGGCCATCACTGGCCTGGAGTCGGTGCGTGCGGCGATCGCGGCGACTCCAGACGCGAAGGAAGTGCGGGTCGACACCCTCAACGGGGCGGCGATCAAGGCCCTCGAAGCCGTCGGCCTGAAGACGAAGCAGCTCCCCGACGGCAAGACCGCGGTGTACTCGGCGAACGGGCAGGCGCTCGGGGCGATCGGCGCGGTGTCGTCCGCACTGAACTCCCTCGACGGGAAGACCGCGAACACCTACGTCAACACCTTCTACACCAAGACCGTCAGGACTTTCCGTCAGGGCGAGCGGGACTACACCAACAGCAAAGCCAACGGCGGCATCCTGGAGTTCTATGCCGACGGCGGCACCCGCGAGCAGCACGTCGCGGAAATCGCCCCGGCCGGAACGATGCGGGTGTGGGCGGAACCGGAGACCGGCGGCGAGGCGTACATCCCCCTCGCGGAATCCAAGCGAGGCCGGTCGATGGCCGTGCTGGAGGAGACCGCTAACCGGTTCGGGTACCGGCTGGAGAAGTACGCGAAGGGCGGCCTGACCGACAAACAGAAGGAAGCCCGCAAGGAGCTGGCCTCGTCGTTCAACATCAGCCGCTTCGGGCAGTACGCCGGCTACAAGCGGGACTCGTTCGAGAAGGGGCTCGGGGCCCCGGCCGATCTGAAGTCGCTGGTGTCGTCGCTGAACGACCTGCGCGGACAGATCAAGACCGCTTTCTCCGGGAAGAAGGAGACAACCCTCCTCAAGAACTTGGACATGTGGGGCAAGGGCCTCATCAAGTGGCAGAAGCAGCTGGACACGGTCACCAAGAGCCTGGAGAAGGCGAAGGACAAACTCAACTCCCTCAAGGACGCCGCTGCGAGTCTCGCCTCGGGGGTAAAGGGCGGCATCCTCTCCTCCGCGAACATCACCAAGGGCGCCTCCGGTGATGCCCCGACCACCGTCGCCTCCATCATGGGCGGCCTCACCCAGTCCCGGGACAAGGCGTCTGCGTTCTCGAAGGCGCTGAAGGATCTGAAGGCGAAGGGCCTGTCCGCAGCGCTGATCCAGCAGATCGCGGAGGCCGGTATCGAGGGCGGCGGTCTGGAGACAGCGGGCGCGCTGCTGGGGGCGTCGTCGTCGGAGATCAAGACCATGAATGATCTCCAGTCGCAGATCAACTCGTCGGCCACCAGCGCAGGCAAGACGACCGCGGATGCCGTGTACGGGAAGGCCATCGCCGAGCAGACCCGCATCGTCAAGAACCTGACCGCGTCGCAGGAAAAGCTGGAGAAGACCATGGCGACGCTGGCGAAGAACATCGAGAAGCTTCTCCAGCAGGCGATGAAGGGCAAGGCCGCGGGCGGTATCGCCGGTGCCGCGTCGGGTGGGGTCCGCTCGAACCTGACGTGGGTGGGCGAGCACGGGCCGGAGCTGCTGGACCTGGCACCAGGGTCGAGGGTGTGGTCGAACCCGGACTCGAAGCGGATGGCGGGTCAGGCGCCGTGGGCGTCGATGCTGAACACGCCGCGCGGCGGGGCGCCGGCCGCACGCCGTGCAGCAGCGCATGCGGGTCCGGGCGGAGACGGGCAGCCGATCGTGATCCAACTGAAGCTCGGCACACGCGAGTTCGGCGAGCTGTGGGTGGACGTCGGCCGCACCGAGGTCCGCGCCCGCGGGTCCATCGAAGCGACACTCAAGCCGCCACGCGGCAGGTAACAGGGAGAGGGG